GGCGAGAAAGGGCAGGTTTCAATGAAAGAAGCGATTGCAGCAAGATTAAATTTAGGCACAGAAGGAAAGGGTGAATAAATATGGCAGTTACATTAGAAGAGGCAAAGAAAAATGTGCAGGATGACCTCCAGATGGGGGTTATTGATGAGTTTCAGAAATCAAACTGGATTTTAGAACACATCACATTTGATGATGCAGTGACACCAACAGGCGGTGGAGCAACACCGTCTTACAGCTATACGAGATTAAAGACACAGCCGACAGCATCATTCCGTGAAATCAACAAGGAATATGTACCAAGCGAAACAACGAAAGAACGTCACACAGTAGAAATCAAGGTATTCGGTGGTTCTTATCAGATTGACCGTGTCATCGCGAACATGGGCGGAATTGTAAGTGAGGTTGAACTTCAGCAGGCTCAGAAGATTAAAGCGGCACAGGCTTTGTTTAATGACACATTTATTAACGGAGATTCTGCAAAAGATACAAAGGCTTTCGATGGCCTTGATAAGGCTCTGACTGGCAGCAGCACAGAATATAACACAGCAGGAACAATTGATTTATCTACATCAGAACTGGTAACGAAAAATTATCAGTATTTTCTTGATATGCTCGATGAATTTCTTGGCGGTCTGGATGGCAGACCTTCGTTCATTGCAGGAAATAACAAATTAATTTCTAAGATTCGAGCATGTGCGCGCCGGGCAAGCATGTATCAGGTAACACAGGATAACTGGGGTAATCAGGTAGAAAGTTATGGAGGTATCCCATTTGTTGATATGAAGACAAAAGCAGGAACAAATGAGGAAGTAGTCCCTATTAAGCCAACGGACGGCACTACTTCCCTCTATGTTGGACGCTTAGCGTTGGATGGACTTCATGCGGTTTCTTTTGCAGGGGTAGCACCGGTGCAGACCTGGCTTCCTGACTTTTCTACCGCCGGAGCAGTAAAGACCGGAGAGGTAGAAATGAACGCCGCAATTGCACTGAAAGCATCTAAAGCCGCGGGCGTATTTAGAAATATCAAAGTAAAATAGGAGGCATGTAATGAAAGTTTATAGTCCAAATAAGGAATATACAGGAATCTCTGCTTCCGTTCCCTTTTGCAACGGAATGGGGGAGACAGATGACCCTCACTTAATTGAATGGTTTAAAGAACATGGGTACACAGTGGAAGAACCAATGGAAGCAGAGGTTCCAATGGAAGAGGCAGTAGAAGAGGTTCAAACCGAAACTCCAGCACCAAAAGGAAAACGCGGTAAAGCGTAAGGTGAACATATGGCATATAAATCATATGTAAATGCGGATTATTACCTGAACAGGTATGAGGGCGACATAATCCCTGAAGAGGAGCTCAGCAAAGCTCTCAAAAAAGCTTCAAGACATATTGATTCCCTGACTTATAATCGTATCGTAAGTCAGGGCTTTCTTAATCTGACAGAATATCAGCAAGATATCATAAAAGAAGTCATATGCGAACAGGCAGATTTTGAGTATGAGAATGCCGATGAAATCAATATGATCTTATCTAGTTACAGTATCAATGGTGTATCAGCAAGCTTCGGAAGTAGTTGGAATGTTTACACCGATAAAGGCGTGGCGATGAAAAGAGATACCTATGCTTTGCTGTCACAGACGGGCTTATGCTGCAGGTTAGCGAGGTGAGAGGATGAAATATCCATGTTTGGTAAAAAAGAGCTTGTGCAAGACAGACATTACCTGTGAATTTGAAAGAGAAGGCTTAAACCAGTATGGAGAAACTCTCGAAACGATAAAGCTCATGTGTAAATGCAACTATCAGGATAAAGCCAGAACAATACTGACAACAGAAAAGAAGACGGTACAGGTTACAGGCACAGCACTGTTTCCGGGCGATATCTGCCCGGAACTTCCAGTTATCTCTAGTGGAACTGCGACAATCTTCGGAGTGAAAAGAAGAATCGAACAGGGAAGAAAAGCTCGTAACCCGGATGGAAGCGTTAATTATACAGAGGTGACACTGGCATGATGAAAGTAAGTTCTGTAATAAGATTGAATCTTCTAAAAATCAGAGAATTGACGGATGCACAAGTAGAAGCCTTAGAACAGACGGCAGAAGCATTACATACAGAAGTGATACAGGCGGAAATTATGCCTCGCGATACTGGAAATCTTCAAAATGAATCCACTTTTGTAGATACGTCCAAAAGTAAGCAAGGAAAAGTTTCACTAGTATCCAGTGCTCCATATGCCCGCCGCTTGTATTTTCATCCAGAGTATCATTTTCAAAAGTACGAGAATACTTTTGCGAGCGGCAAATGGTATGAACCGTGGATTGATGGGGTATCCTCTGATTTTTGCAGAGAAGCATATAAAAAGATTTATAAGAGGTTAACAGGCGTATGACACTTGCAGATGTAAGAGACTATATCGCATCCTTGGACTTAACAAAAGAAGTGTACATGGGAAAACTCCCGGATAAACCAGAAAGGTCTATAGGAGTTTATAACAGTAAGCACCAGTATCCTTATCACGGAACTCTGGGAGGCCCCAACCAGCAAGGATACGGGATAAAACATATAACTCTCCTTGTGCATTGGAATAAGTCTCCCAGGGACACGGAAAAGGTAGCAACGGCATTATTTGATGCGATAAATATTGTAAGAGATGCGAAAATAAACAAAACAACAATAAAATTTATACAGTTACTTTATGATTTGCAAGACATCGGAACGGATGAAACAGGCGTTTATGAATATGTCATTGAAGCGGCTGTTATTTATGAAAAAGAGGTGAAGAAATGAGTAAGGCGACAAATGTATTCCCTGTCTTAGACAATAAATTTAAGGCAGGAGCAGCAAAAGAATCAGCAACCATGATTGCAGATATGGAAAGTTTTTCAGTGGCGTTTTCAAATGGAGTACAGACATGGACT